CTAATCCTAGCTGACCTTTAAATTCTAATAGTTCATCAAGATTAACATATCCTAATTCTTTTTCGTGTAAGCAACATAATCCAAAGGCATTATTAGTTTCTTCATCAAGTTCTGATAAATACCAAGTGCCAATACCCGTAGGATTAAACAATTTTACAACAGCTTTAAATTCTTTTTCACCATTTTGTTGTTTATGATTATCAACTAATTTTTCTTTGATTTGTTTTGTTAGTATTTTCATAAGTCCTTTCAGTTAATTAAGTACATAATAACAAAAAACCCTGCATATGTCAATGACATACACAGGGTAGGAGCTAAAATTTTGTTTTAACTTTTTAATAATAATTTTATTTTTTTTATTTCCATATCAAGCATATGATTATGATGACTAATCTTTAACTCATCAAGAGTATAACTTGGTACTTGCTTTTTATTCTCTTGAACTTCTTTAAGTGTAGCTTGATATAATTTATCTTTATTACTTGCCCTTACAAAGTCTAGGGCATTTTGATTATCTTCGTTTATCATTGTGTCCTTTCGTTTATTTATTCTTATACACTACAATAAAAAACCCCCTGCGTCAAGCTGACACAAGGGGTTTCAATGAGTATTAATCATTTTATGTCCTATGGTTAAGCAACGAAACTAATTAAAATTCCAAGCATTAACCATACTGACATTACATACATTATGCTTTTCATAATTATCCTTTCGTAAATTATGTTTAGCATATTATCTTCTGTTTGTTATGTCAAGTGAATTTAAAACTTTTGCCATTTCCCTGCTTATAGTAATTTAATAAATACAGCTATTAAATAGCCATAAATAGCTACATTAATTATAGCTAGTGTTATTAAAATTATATTAAAGGTTATTGTTTTATTAATCATTTTTTAACTTTGGTTTAACTTTATTGATAGCCCTTAAATATGCTTTATTTCTACCATCAATATATTTTAAATTTTCTTTCATTAAATAAAGACCTATTAAAACAATTAAAGCTATTCCAATTATAAATAAAATATTAATTGTCATATATATTTTTATGAATTGTTTTTAGTCCATTAATAATAATAGGCGTTTGTGTTTCAATTTCTTTATTATTATTAGATTTAAAACCGCTATTTTTAAATTTAATAACTAGATTTGTACTAGCGATTTTATTACTTATTTCTAATTGCTTATGTATTTTATTAAGTACATTTATTAATTGTTTCATTTTATAACCTCTAATAGTTGAAGATATAAAAAGTATATATATAAAGTATATATAAATATTATATCTAATTAATATATCTTTATATTATATCTATTAATTGTTTAAGTCAAGCTAGTTGAGAATGATTCTCAATAGCAATACAACTTATAATACATATTAAAAAAGTGTTGATTTTGCTGTATAATTTAAAAAAGCCAGTATTTATGCGACTAATTTAAGCAATTTCAAATGATTTGATTTTAATTAAATAAGCCAATAAATATACCAATAATTAAAAAATATAATAAAATCAATACATTTAATTGACTGATAAAAATAATATCTATATAAATTCAATATGAATATTTTAAAAATAAATAAAAAATTTATTGGATATTCATATTAATAAAAAGGACAATAAAAAATGAGTAAAAACAAACTAAATACAATGTTTAATAGTATTGGAGATAATGCTGTAAACAATGAAAATACGAGTTTAGATATAATTAAAGAATATTTAAACTTACATAATGATAATAAATTAAAGGTAAACAACACAGGAATTTATTTATTATTAAAAACTAAAAACAATGCAGGAATAAAAGCTACAATAAAAGGTATTGAAAAATTAAATGAAATTACTGATTTAAGAAAAAAAGTAGTTGATAAGTTAATTTTACCTATGGCAGATTTTTCTAATTTAGTTGAAACTGAAAGTGATAAAACTAAAGTTGAAAAAAATAAACAAAAAAAAGAAAAACAAGCCAATATTGAAAGTGAATACGCTGTAAATAAATCTAATGAAAGTATTAAGAATAATACAATTAGAACAACAGCAAACAATATAACAATTCCATTATTATTTTTAATTTCACAAGATAAAAATAATTATGATTTTGAAAATGGAAAATTATATATAAATATTAAAGCTATAGAGAAAAAAGTAGTTTCTAGTGTATTTGGCTTTAATAAAGATAATATAAAAAGTGAAGGAAAATACTTTGTAGCTGTTAATTTAACTATGTTAATTAAATTATCGAAAGCAGATTTATTCTCAGTTCATATAACATCTGCATTAAATAATAAAACAGAAAATGAAAATGTTGATGTTGCAACTACTGAAGCTGTTAAAGGTCAATATAATGAAAGTAAAGCAAAGCAAATAACACAGTCAGTAATTACATTTTTAAATTATCTTGATAAAAATAATGCTTTCAATTCATTACTAGAAATTGAAAACCATATTTTCACTTTAGATAATTATGGACATAAAAAAAATGATATAACTGAAAATGTTAGAGCGCAGACTAAAGGAAGCAAAAACTATGATTTGTATGGTTCTGTTGCTGTTGAATTTAATCACTCTAAAGATTTTAAAGTAAATTCAATAGACCAACTTGAAACTGAATTTAATAAAGTATTTGCTATTAAATAAATCAAGCTAAACTAAATTAAAACCCCTAGAGAAATCTGGGGGTTTTTTTTTGTCTGCTCTAAAAATTAATTTAATGGTTTCCAAGTTAGTCCATAGTTACAAAAATTAATCACACCTAAAGCCCCCTAAAGTGTTACCCAGATTTATTCAGGGAAATTTCAGGGCTACCCCAGATTTACCATAAATAAAAAATAAAAGTTGAACCCAGAAAACCCAAGGGGTATGCAGGGTACCACCCCACTACCTGTATATGTATATACCCAGTCACCAGAAAATCCTAGGATCCCATGTAAACCACTATCGGGCTACATTTTAGGGCTAAATATTCCGACAATATTCCCTGGAATACCCTAGGGGGTAGTTGTACATTTACCCTTAGTATAGATATATAGGCTCCCTGGGGGTTCCTAATAACATTATACACCCTTTTACCAATTTTGTCTAGGACAATAATGTCGCAGCCTACATTATTTAAAAAAAACACTTGACAAAATTGCATATAAGCACTATAATAGAAAGATATATTATTCAAAGGACACACATACACGCACATAACACTAAGTTAACAGGGGTCATCACGAATAATATACAAATTATGCTAGATCTAGACATAAATAAAACTAAAAAACTTCCTTTTAAGGAAATAATGGAGATAATAAACGCAAATCATGGATTCTTCTATAACGAAAACTCAAAAAAGAAACTTAACAGATATGCAAGAGAAGTTTCTAAACGCACTTTACGGAGAAGCAAGAGGAAACCCACGAGAAGCAGCTAGGATTGCTGGTTATTCTGACCATAGCTATCCTAAAGTTGTGCGTAATCTCAAAAAAGAAATAACAGAATTAGCGGAGACCCACTTATCAACACACTCTGCCAAAGCAGCTACTCGGTTAACAGACCTACTAGACGAAGACGGGACCACACCACACTCTAACATTCGTCTAGCAGCTGCTAACTCAGTATTAGATAGAGTTGGAATCTCAAAGAAAGATCAATTAGATATAAATATGAAAGCTATGCATGGAATATTTATATTACCAGCAAAGGACACCCCAAAAAATGACTAAAGCAGATTCAGAACGAAAAAAAATTTATAGTAATAAATATCCTGGCTATACAGGACCTGTTAAACCAGAAACTTTAGCTGATAGAGCATCAGCTTCTGGAGAACTTGACTATCTTACTATTAAACCTACTAATAAATCTTTTAGCCCACTTAATCCTGGACCTAAAATTACATTAAAGGGTTTTGTAAAAGACAAGAAAAAAAGTGGAACCAATAAAGATTAAGAAGAGAGCTAGAACTATACCATTTGGTTTTAAGCAATCTGAAGATCCAGAATATCTGGAACCAATTAAAGAAGAATTAGATGCTCTTAATCAAGCAAGAGAATATTCAAAGACTTGTTCGTTAAGAGAGACTGCCCAATGGCTACATAGAAAAACAGGAAGATATATATCACATGTCGGACTCAGAAAAAGACTTGCAAGAAATAGCACCACCGAAACCAAAGAGAATAATTCAACAGAAAGCCAAGAAGTCAGTCAAACAGATTCTAGCACGCACTCGTAAGAAGGTTGCAAAGGCAGAACAAACTCTACGTTCTGCTAAACAAGCAGCAGAAAATACTAAAAAGAAACTGTTAACTATTGATAAAGCATTAACAGGAAAAGAAACTCAACTTCTTACAGAGGATATAATTGAGAGTGCTCCTAAAAATGTGCAAGAGCATATAAGTCAGCAAGATGTAATCTTTAAACCTAATTCAGGTCCACAGACAGAATTTCTTGCAGCTTCTGAAAGAGAAGTATTTTATGGCGGAGCAAGAGGCGGTGGTAAATCATATGCGATGCTAGTAGATCCGCTTCGCTATTGTACATATTCAAATCACAGGGCACTCCTAGTGAGGAGGACAATGCCTGAGTTGAGAGATTTAATTCAAAAGTCTCAGCTATTATACTCAAAAGCATTTCCTAATGCAAAATGGAGAGAACAAGAAAAAGAGTGGCGATTCCCATCAGGGGCAAAGATAGAGTTTGGTTACGCAGAGAACATGACAGACGTTTTGAGATACCAAGGTCAATCATACACATGGATAGGAATAGACGAACTTCCACAATATCCTTCGCCAGATATATATAATTTTCTAAGATCTTCTTTAAGATCAGTAGATAAAGATATACCTGTTTATATGAGAGCAACAGGTAATCCAGGTAATGTTGGATCACAATGGGTTAAAGAAATGTTCGTAGAACCTAGTGAACCAAATTCAGCTTTTGATGTAGGGATAGATACACCCAACGGAAAAAAGTATATAACTAGAAGATTTATTCCAGCTAAGTTACAAGATAATCCTTATCTGATGCAGACTGATGATTATTATATCATGCTTGCATCTTTACCAGAAGCACAGCGTAAACAGTTTTTAGAGGGAGATTGGGATGCATATGAAGACTCAGCTTTTCCAGAATTTAATAAAACAACCCATGTTGTTGAACCTTTTGAAATACCTAGAAGCTGGTATAAGTTTCGTGCTGCTGACTGGGGTTATTCTTCTCCTGCTTGTGTGCTATGGTTTGCTGTTGATTATAATAATAATCTATGGATTTATAGAGAATTATATACTAAAAAAGTTACAGCAGATAATTTTGCACGTCAAGTTATAAATTTAGAAAAGGGTGAATATATTCATTATGGAGTATTAGATTCTAGTACTTGGGCAAAAAGAGGTGATGTAGGTCCTAGTATTGCAGAAACAATGATACAAAATGGATGTAGATGGAGACCATCAGATAGATCACCTAAGAGCAGAATTAGTGGTAAATTAGAAATACATAAACGTTTAAAAATTACAGATAATGAACCAGGTATTAGAATATTTAAAACCTGTAGAAATTTAATTAGAACTTTAGGATCTTTACCAACAGATGATAAAAATCCTGAAGATGTAGATACTAACGCAGAAGATCACGCATATGATGCATTACGTTATGGTTGTATGAGTAGACCTACCCATCCTAAATATGCAGAAAGATTTAGAACATCTTTTACTGATGATACATACAGGATGGCAGACAACAAATTTGGATATTAATGCCGTTAAATAAAAAAGGTAAAAAAATTAAAACATCCATGACAAAAAGATATGGCAAGAAAAAAGGAGAAGCTATATTTTATGCTATGGAAAATTCTGGTAAGTTAAAAGGTGTCAAGAAAAAAAATTCCAGAAATAAATAAAAAAATTTTTCCGTATGATTTAGTTATTGCATACTGGGAAGATATTGTTGGATCATGTGAATGGTCTGATATA